GGCTAACTTGCCCATCCATCTCGTACCCCCTGTAGTAGCCTTCCAAGGCTACCTGCTCATCTGGCGTGATACCCCAAGCCTCATAAACCTGAACTCGAGTCCATGCGTCTGGTGTGCGGTACCACTCCTTCATGCCTCTCGACATGAGCCTCATGCCTGTGGCAAAAGTGGGATCATCTGTCATCTTACTGGTAGTGTTACACCCAACTCGCTGCATAGACTGGTAAAAGTCTTGCATTATAGGCACACCACCTGTGAGACACAACCCACCAGTGCCAACGGCCGTACACCACTTCAACCGGTGTTTGAGGTCCGTGAGCTTATGTGTAGTCAGAGTATCCTTACGGATTGACGTAGGAATGTTACGCACCATGCGACACTCCTCCCCTATCTCAATGGGGTGCATCTGGCAAAACTCAATGAGATGCAACTCCCTCACCGGTTCCTCAGCAACCATGCGGAATCCCATCTCCATGAACCAACCATCAAGCCCGTCAAGGAAGCGACCTAGGTCCTCATCTTCCATCATGACAACACAGTCATCCCCATTATTCAGGAGTTTGACATTGACATCTCTTGTCTTGGCGTAGGCATAAACTAGCCCACACATGATGATACAGTTACCCAGACCTGTATTCATATCCCCACTGAAGCGCTTGCCCTTAACATGGTACTTCAACCGCCCATCAGGGCAATAACCTGCTCCTTTATTATTCATCTGCCAATTTAGCAAACGTTTGAGCTCACCGTTATCGTGTGGGAACAACTCCTTATAAATGGAGTGCTCCCATCCTAAGGCTTCGGGGGAAACATGCATATCGAACTTGGTGGCATCAAGTCCAACTGCCACCGGAGAAGCGAAGGATCGCCACTTTCCACGTGCTATATCGCCAATTTCCGCGACATTGAACCCTTTCATCACGGTCGGTCCATCTCCAAATGTACGTGCGATCCCACGATAAATGGGATGCTCGACAGCTTTGATGTACCGGCCTAGCGAGAGGTTATATGCTGGGTCACGGGGCTGTATACAACGCGGAGCCTTCTCCGGATTGACATATTCCATCTTGATGAATGCTATACTGCACGCATCAATTCTGGATAATCCAATTGTTTGTAACTTCTTTAGTGCATTCTCGTAAATCGTCCGTCGTCGACCAGTGTACGTCTCCAAAACTTGTTCGAAGGAAAACATGGTGGGTTCAGGGATCTTACCTATTAGCCTGCGCTTGAAGGGGTCCAAACGTTCAGTGAACATAGCCCGGTTCACTGGAGGTGGAGCTACGAAGGTTCCATCCACTTCGCAGTAGTACATGCGCGTTAACAGCGCACACTCCAATGTACTGATGTCCCCATTATTTACCCCGAGGCTAACGTTGTGGGACAACTCCTTTATGGAGTACAACGTACGGGGCCGGCTGACTTCCTTAGCATGTCGTGTTACGCTCAGCCTAGGGTCACTCAACATAGTCGAGTGGCTCTTGCCTAACACGCTGCCAAGGCAACCTCAGGGCCCGAGACCCGCGCCACGGCGCGGATCTCTGGATGCTGCTCCCTCTGGACG